ATGAGTACGACAGAATTAAACGACAAAGCATACCGGGAATACTGGGAGAAGTGTATTCACTGGGCCGCCTTACCAACCAAGCCAAGCGGACTAAGCCAAGATAGTGGACTATCCTTGTATATCCCGTATCCTCGAGAAGTTAGTTATAAAGATTGGTAAAAAGTAATCCACTTGGAGAAATATTAAAAATAAGTTATAATATAATCATGAAGCAAACAATCATCACGGAATTATTAAAACGACCAGTTGCATACAATGCGATCGTGGCAAAAGCAGTTGGATCGGTTAAGCTAGGAATACTATGGTCACAATTATATTATTGGCACGACAAAACAAAGGATCCGGATGGATGGATTTATAAAACGCAAAAAGATATATACGAAGAAACAGGACTGTCGAGAAAAGAACAGGAAACAGCCAGAGGAATAGGAAAGAAACTTGGAGTATTAGAAGAGAAGATAGCAGGGCAACCGGCAACAGTTCATTTTAGAATAGATTTATTAAAAGCGCAGGACATCATTGAGGAATATTTTGAGAAACAAGTGCAAGGACAGATACCATTATTCGGAGGAGGTAAACCAAAAAAGAAAAAAGATACATCAGATTATAAATTTGATGTTTTCTTAAAAGCATATCATCCCAAAAGAAGAGTGGCCAAAGACAAGGCACTCGCTAAGTGGAAACTACTAAAACCAAGTCAAGAATTGCTAGATATTATTTTGAAAGACCTCGAGGAGAGAAAACCAACTGAAGCATGGCAAAAAGAAAATGGAAAATACTTCCCACATCCAACGACTTATATAAACCAAAGACGATGGGAAGACGAATACAAAGGAGATAAAATGAAAGAGCCAGAAAAGGATCCATACTTCAGAGGAGATAGAATGAAAAAGATGTTTGGTATTTGGAAAGTTTTAGTAGATGGCGAATGGAAAACATTTGCAGAGAGCGAAGACAAAATAGAATGGAGGGAAAAGAAAAATGATTAAACTAGATATCGGATCAGGAAGAAAAAATTTTGAAGATTATATCACAGTTGATAAGGATCCTAAAGTCGGGGCAGATATTTGTGCTGACATAGAAAATGAAGATTTTATAACGAGGAGTTATAATCAACATGGGATAGCGATAGGAACAGTAGATGAGATCAGAGCATTTCATATTTTAGAACATTTGAAACCAGAGAACAGAGTAAAAGCAATGAAGCTTTTTTATGAATTATTAAAGCCAGGAGGAATACTTCATATCGAAGTACCGATGGCAGGCACAGTTCAATTTTATCAGGACCCGACTCACCTATCACCATGGACAGCAAGAACATTCTGGTACTTTACTAAAGGGAATAAGTTCGGAAATGCATTTGCAAAAAGAAATACAGACGCCAGATTATTTATAAAGATCGAAGATGAAATAAGAAACGAATGGGCATATAGAATTAAATTAAAAAAACCATTATGAACGAAAAAAAATCTAAAAAAATAAGACAAATATATCGTAGAGATGTAAAAGAAGAAGCAAAAGAAATGGCTCAAATAATAGGCAATGCGATGAAACCAAAACCAAGATGGATTCCAATGTATGTATGGATTAAGTTGGTTTCAATTTTTATTAAAATTAATAAGACAGGAGTAAAATAGTTCTTTTAACAATTGGAACAGGAGGAAACGAAATGGAAAATACTGATTGCAACGATCGAGTAAAAGAATGTTCAGGAGAATGTAAGGGTTGCCCATGCAATGTCGTTTATGATATGAAAGATAACTATTGTTGGAAATTCAAAAAACCGATAGACAAGGAGGTGATGAGAGATGGCAAAACGAACATACTTAAAAAGGAAAGGGAGGAGGAATCGGCATCACATTAAAGCCAAGGCGAGAGGTGGCGTAAAGAAACCAGAGAATATGTTTCTGTTTGATGAAAACAGACACTCAGCATTTCACTTATTATTCGGCAACCGAAACTTCAAAGAAGCATCAGCCGTTTTATTAAGAGCCGACAGGATGAAGAAACGAGAAGGCAAGAACTGGAAGAAAAACTTTGAAACGAATTATGGATAGGGAGGTGATAAGCTATGGGCAAAGTCAAGATTGTAACACTTGATGAAGTGTTGTCCGCAGAGGAGGAGTGGAGAGCCACCTATGAGATGATAAATCTCTTAGAGAAAGAAATATTTCGTCAGCTAGGAAATTTTGACGATGCGAGCTTTGCTTCTCTTAAAGTAATTCAAGAATTAGTCAGCACTGCGAAATCAATCGCTAAAAGTCAGTGGAAAGGTATTCATATTTTACTTAAAATGAAAGCAACTGGAGTAATTAAGGAACATTGAGGAGGTGAGGACAATGCTAATTAGAAGATGCGGAAATTGCAAAGAAGAATACGGATACAGAGAAACAAATGAAGAGGGATTCACTAATGGGTATTGTCCTGAATGTTATTACTGGATAGCGCATTATAATAGATACAGAAGATTGTATGAAAAGAATCCCACAAACAAAAACATTATGCTGATGAATATTTGCAAGAAGTTTATTAAAGCAAAACAAAAAGAAGCAGAGAGAAAAGAAGACTTCAGAATAATGAGTCAGCGAGGTGGTGGATATGAATAAGTTCCAAAAAATTGGGGAGGAGAAAAAAATCTCTTCCCCATTCTCTCCCTGCTCTGACGGTGCATATCAGAGCAGAGATAGGATTAAAAACATGATCAGCATTATAACCGTAGATTTTTACGGTAAACAATTTAGAGAAATAATTGAAGACTCAATACTCAAAACAACAGAGGGAGATTTTGAATTTTTAATACAGGACAACGCAGAAAATAACATAGGACACGGCGCCGGATTAGATAAACTTGTCAAAAAAGCCAAGGGCAAATACATAATGGCATTAGATATCGATTCGCATATTTTATTAAAAGGATGGGATAGAAAATTAATAGAACATTACGAACAGAGAAAAGAGCAAGGAGTTAGATTGATCGCAGGAGAGGGAGGACAACTAAAACCAATCAGGCCGTGTGTAGCATTTTTTGAAAAAGATTATTTTTTGAAAAACAATTTATCATTTGAACCAAGAAATTTGGATGGAGCAAAATTTGATGTGGGGATACATTTATTTTTTAATGTTTTGAGTTTAGGGGGAAAGGTTGAATACTTCAAATACCAAAAATCAACATACACAGATGTGATTGGAAACAATTATAAGTTCAAAGAAGAGCCGTTTGTATTCCATCACTGGTATGGAACACGATGGTACGATAGCAAAGGAAATAGAAGTAGAGATAAAATAGATAAAATAACATGGGATAAATTTAGTAAATCAAAGGAAAGCCTAATAAAACAATACTATGGAAATTAAAGAACAAGAAAAAAAACAAGCATTTGAAAATTTATTGGAGTTCAAAAAAATACTCGACAAGATGAATATTGAATTTATGTTGGATGGAGGAACACTGCTAGGAGCATATAGAGATAAAGACTTCTGCGAGGATGATCATGATGATATAGATTTAACAACATTGTGTGATCATAAAAAAGCAATTGATATATTAGAGGAAGCAGGAGCAAAGGAATTTGAACTTTATCATTACTGGCAAAAAGATAACGAAAAGGTAACAGCGCAGATAGCAGTTAAAAAAGATGGAATGAAAATAGATTTAATGTTTAAGGAAGTCAAATATACTGACGAAGAAAAAATATGGTGGACTGTTTTCGGCGGGCCAAACAAAATTACATATAAATCAATACCGAGTAGAATGATGGGAATATTAAAAGAGATTAATTTCAAAGGAACAAGGTTTTTGATACCAGAACATCCAGAAGAGTATTTGAAATATAGATATGGGGATTGGAAGATCCCGGTACATCGCAAAGACTTCTCTTGTTTCAAGACTGACCTAGCAATTAAAGAATCATATGAAGACTTATAAAGAAATTAAACTTGATGGAAAAAATAAAAAGATGACAAAGGTTGATTGTCATTTATTTGAATTATTATCAAAATATAAATGGTATGATAATGGACAAGAGTACGTATTTGCCAATAAGAAAAATGGTAAAAAAATATATATGCATCGTTTTATTCTGAATGCTCCAAAGAATAAAGAAGTAGACCATATTAATGGAGATCCTTTAGACAATAGAATATATAATTTAAGATTAGTTAATAGAAGCCAGAATATGATGAATAGAGCAGGGACAACAGGGGTATGGTATTCAAAACAAAAGAAAAAGTGGGTTGCAGAGATAATAGTTAAAGGGATAAAGAAACATTTGGGATTATTCAAAGATAAACAAGACGCAGTCGCAGTTAGGAATAATGCTGAAAAAGTTTATTTTGAAGAGTATGCAAATAAAAATAAAAAGAAATATATAGTCGGTTTAACATTTGGTGTTTTTGACTTATGTCATCAAGGGCATATTAGACTTTTACAAAATGCAAAAAAATATGTTGATACATTAATTGTTTGTGTATCTACTGATAAATTTGTATTAGATACAAAAGATAAAAAATCTTATATTAAATTTAGAAATAGGCGGAAAACAATAGAGGAATTTGATATAGTAGCAACAACTGATGAACAAAGTAAAAGGTTTGGTAAAAAAGAGGCAATAGCAAAATACTGTCCAGATTTGCTTTTTGTTGGAGATGACCACTTAAATAATTATACTGGTGAAGGATTCGGTGTTAAAGTTATATATTTACCCAGGACAAAAGGAATCTCATCAACTAAAATAAGACAATGAAAAATATAATCAAGGATCATCTTTTTATTAGAATACCAAGAACGGCATCAACATCGATATGCCAGGCATTATACGGCAGGACTGTAGAACATATGACAGCCGAAAGATGGAAAGAGCTAATCAAAGGAGAATGGAAAGACAGATTTGTTTTTGCGATCGTCAGAAATCCATACGACAGATTTATATCAGCATTTTATTATTTCAAAGAATTTAAGGAATCAGGATACGATGATGTTAATAGCTTCCTAGAGAAGATAGATCTTAAAAAATTTGCCGGCCTAAGCGTTAGGCATGAATTTATAACAAGACTACAGACAGATTTTATTTATTCAAAAAGCGGATACCATGGAGATGAGAAATTACTTGTTGATTACATAGGTAGGTACGAACAGTTAGAAGCTTCATGGGGAACGATTTGTAATGTTTTGAATTTTACATACAAAGAGCTTTCACACGAGAGGCCAAGTAAAAAAGACTTAGTGGAATTAAATGTCAAAGCAAAAGAAGAAATAAAGAATTTTTATAAAAGAGATTTTGAATTATTAAAATACGAATTATGAAAAACACAACTGCAGTATTAATAAGCATGATGAGGGATGCATACACAAAAGAATGTGTGAAATCACTTCGTGAAATGTATCCAGAAATAAAAATACTGGTAGCTGAGAACGCACATTTTAATCAAGAATTAAAAGACTTCGTGAATGAGCATGGAGGCAGGTATATTTTAATGCCATTCGATAGTGGAGTGTGTTTTGCAAGAAACAGGCTAGTTGAGATGGTAGATACAGAATTTATACTAGTAAGTGATGATGATTTTTATTATACCAAGGAAGCAAAAGTAAAAGAGATGATCAAGTTTTTAGAAGCGAATAAAGATTATACATTAATAGGAGGCAGGATATTTGAAAAAGGCAGAGTGTTGGAATACCAAGGACACATCAATATACACACAGATCACTTTGAATATGTGCCGTTAGATTTTGAAAACAATAGAAAAGACAAAGCTAGTGGATTGATGTACCAACAGGCAGATATTACATTTAATTATTTTGTGGCCAGGAAGAATGATATTAAAGATGTAAAATGGGATGAAAAAATAAAAGTAGCATACGAACATTCAGATTGGTTTATAGGATTAAAAAAAGCAGGAGGACGCAAGGTGGCATTCACGCCAGACGCAGTGGTAACTCATAAGCCAGAACACGTGCAGATAGATAAAGAAATATTAAATCAATATACTAATTTTAGGAACAGAAGATCAGATATGCATTACTTCTTTGCAAAGCATAAAGTTAAATACTCCCTAGGATTTAGAGGAGTTAGAACTAATTTTGATGAGATCAAAGATTTGAAAAATAAATATTATGCAACAAGAGCATTAACATTTGATGGGATAGGATACAACAGAGGAGATATAATTAAAACAGACAGCCCAACAGACTGGATGTCACCATGTTATTAATATGAAAATACTAAACCTATACGCTGGAATTGGTGGCAACAGAAAACTATGGAAAGGACACCAAATAACAGCAATAGAAAACAATAAAGAAATAGCAAAAATATATCAGGACTTCTTTCCAAAGGACAAAGTGATAATTGCAGATGCACATCAATACTTATTAAATCATTTCAAAGAGTTTGATTTTATATGGAGTAGCCCTCCTTGTCCAAGCCATTCAGTTTGTAATCATTTTCTTAAGGGCCAGGGAATATATAGATTTCCAGATATGAAATTATACGAGGAAATTATATTCTTAAAACACTTTTATAAATGCAAATATGTAGTTGAGAATGTTAAGCCATATTACAAGCCATTAGTTGAACCTCAATTTGTTGGCAGACACGCTTTCTGGTCTAACTTTCATATAGAACAGATAAAAGTTGATTATGATATAGGAACAATGAATAGACAAGCATCAAAAGAGTCACAGAGAAAAGCTATTATAAGGGAAGCACAAATACCAGAACTTATAGATTTACACGGATTAAAAGATTTCAAATTAAAAAACAAAAGGCAAGTATTAAGAAACTGCGTATTGCCAAAATTAGGCAAACATATTTTAGATTGTGCTACAGGAAAGATTAAACAAAGAAAATTATTATGAAGAACATGCAAATAGAATGGCACAATGAAAAAAGAAAAGTCTTTACATAGAGATAGAAAAAAGTTATAATTAATTAATGATTACTATATATGCATTAATAGATCCAAGAGATAACCAAATAAGATATGTTGGGAAAACAAAAGATGTGAATAAAAGGATTAAGGAACATCTTAAATTAAGAGAAAAAACATATAAAAATAATTGGTTAAAGAATCTTATATATAACGGATACAAACCAATAATGAATATTTTAGAGATTGTTAATAATAATAATTGGAAAAATAAAGAGAGATATTATATAAAACATTATAGAGATTTGGGTTGTAAATTAACAAATATGACCGATGGTGGAGAGGGAATAACATTTACAGATGTTATTAAAAATAAAATAAGTATTGCTAATAAGGGTAGAAAACATACAAAAGAATCAAGAATAAATATGAGTATTGGTCAAAGTGGTAAAAAATTATCTAAATCTCATAAATTAAAAATAAGTAATAAATTACGAGGAATTAAAAGAAGTAATGATTTTTGTGATAAACAACGTCAAAGAATGTTAGGTAAAAAATGGTCAGAAAAATCAAGAATAAAATTATCTAAATCAAGAAAAGGATTTATTTGGAAAGAAGAAAGTAAAAATAAATTAAAGAAACCAATATTGCAATTTGATAAAGAATGTAATTTTATAAAAAAATTTGATGGTTTGACAGATGCATCTAATATTTTTAATGGAAGTCCATCAAATATTTGGAGATGTTTGAATAAACAAAGAAAAACGGCGTATGGATATAAATGGGAATACATCAAGGAAATGCATAATGATCGAAATGGACCCGAAATACTGCGAAACAATAGTAAAGAGATGGGAAATACTAACTAAAAAGGAGGCGAAACATGCTAAAGTCAATATGGGATAAATTAAAAGAATGGCTCGATAAGCTACGCAAGAAGCTTGGAGAAATAGCACCTGACGCCGGAACAGTATGAAGTGGCAAAACTTAATACATAAAAAGTGCCCAAAATGTGACACGCAATTCACAGAGAGAATGGATAGAGTAGTAATGTTTGAATGTGAAGAGTGTGGATTTATGATATCGCAAAGTAAATTGTTAGATATACTAACAGATGAAACCCACGTTTTAAGGAATCATCTAACACAACACGAGAAGACATTAATTGAACAAGCAACAGGACAGGAGGGAACAGAGGAGGACGTGCCAAAGAAAAAATACTTATGGAGCCATGACATAGACATAGAGCAAGACGCGGTAGTCGAAGCCGCTATTTTTCATTGGCGTAAGACAACAGGAGCATACGTAGATAGAAATACAATGCTCAAGATTATAGTAATAGAATATGGCAAAGGATTAGGAAAATGATAAAAAGGTAGTATAATAGAAATATGACAGAAACAATAGAAACAAAAACAGATGAGTCATCCGACAAATCCGACATTATTAGAGATTTGAAATACGACATCAAACAAAAGATAGTCAAGCCTTTGAAATACGTAATAGCAGATAGAATAGTAAAGAAGATAGATTATGTATTAGCAGACAAATTCCAGACATCACTTATAATGAGGCGCAGGAAAAGAGAGTTAATGAAAAAGATATTCTTAGAGTATTGGGCAAAGAGCATGGGAGTAGTATCAGCGACCTGCGAAAAGGTAGAAATACATCGTGATACTTTTTATAATTGGATGAAAGAGGACCCAGTCTTTGCTAAAAAGATTAATGATTTAACAGGACAGAAGAATACAATAGCCGAAGATTTGCTATGGGGAAAGGTAACGATTAAAAAGGATGGTGCATGCATTAGATATTATCTAGATCGAAAGCACCCGGGATACAAACCAAAGGTAGTTAATGAAGTAGTTGCCGGAGATATCACATTAGAAGATTTGATAGATAAAGATGAGGACGAATTAAATAAAAACAATGACAAGAATAAAAAGGACAAATCGGTGGCTGATGGAAAGCCTCCTGTGGATAAGAAACAAGAGGGGAGTAAAAGTGAAGTTCAAATCAAACACGGCGCAGAGGTGGTACTGGAAAAAGAGGACGCGCCGAAACCTGATACTGAAAGCACGACAAAAGGGATTAAGTAAAGTAATAGATGGGGATCAGCTAATAGACTGTATAAGAAAAAGCACAAACGCTGTTGTTATTAGCCATGAAAAAGGGGCAACAAAGCGTTTATTTGCTTCAGTTAAATATTTCATTGACAACATGAAAGTTAAGCCGACGCTGTCAATCGATTCAAAGACAGAGATAAAGTTCCCAAAGAGAGATTCGTATTACTTTATAGGAACGGCAGGACAAAAAGCATTCGGACGAGGAGATACAGTAAGCAGAGCTCATCTATCAGAGGCCGCGTTTTATGATGACTTAGAAAAGATACTGGCAGGAATATCGGAAGCCGCCGAATACGGACAGATAGACATTGAAACAACACCAAACGGCAGAGAGCAATTCTATGATATGTGGGAAAAAGCCAAGACAGGCAAAAGCCCATACACCGGCATATTCATACCTTGGTTTATAGATAGAGAATACAGCTCGGACTCAATGACAGAAAAAGAGAAGCAAGGATTAAGCGTGAGCGTGCAGGAAATGTTTGCGATACCGGACAATGAGTTTGTAGCAGGATTAACAACAGAGGAAAAGAAACTGGCCGAAAGAGTAGCAGATGAATATAAAATACTAATGACGGCAGGACAATTTAAGTGGAGGAGATATAAGATATGGGATAAAGGAGATTTATTCTGGCAGGAATACCCAGAGGACGACGTCAGTTGTTTTTTACAAAGTGGAAGATCAGTGTTCAAAAGAATAGTAAGAGATGAACGCAAGAGAGTGCCATTGGATGATATGGACGCATTTGAAAAATGGGGAACACAGGAAGAGCGCGAGGCATTAAGGAAGAGAGTATTATATGCAGGAGTAGATGGAGCAGAGGGAACCATAGACGGCGACGCGCACTGTTTTAGTGTGATAGACGTCAGGCCATTAGAAAACAAAGCGTACGTGATTTATGAACATACAAGCAATGAGCCGATAGATATCTTCTGGACAAAGATAAAAAATGTTATAATGGATAAAGACGGAAAGCCGCAATTTAGAATTATGCTTGGAATAGAAAAGAATGGCGTCGGAGTAGCGCATACCAGACAGGCAACGGTGCAAAGGATCAGACATAAGGAATGGGTAACATCAGGAACGACTAGACCAGTGATGATCACTGAATTAGAAGAGGCATACAGAAAAGAAGAGTTGATCGAAACATACAAAGACGCAGAAGACGAAGCGCGTAATATGATATATACTAAAAGCAACAGGCCAGAACATCAATCGAACAAACACGATGATAGAGTGTTCGCAAGAGCCATTGCATGGCAGATGAGAAAAATGCCTGTGCCAAGAGTGACACGTTTATAAAATAATGCTATAATAAA